GGCGACTCGTCTAACCTACAAACGCTCAACGCCATCTGGTGTTGTGCTTAATTCCTTTAAAGGTCTTAAGCCCTTCACCAACGAGACTGTCCGACTCACCTCGGCTGTAGCTTTGGTAAATCAACAAGTGAAACGCTTGAAAAGCGTTCGCTAATAACCCTGAGGTACATTATGTCCCAAGTGACAGGTCCCCTTTCCATTAACAATGGTGCTGCAACTCCGGTTGCAAAAAGCTTTGCTCCCGAGCAAGTCTCACCGCAGCTGAGTACGTTCACTGAACGTTCGGCTGCCTCTTCCAACGGTTATATCCGACTCGGCGTTTCGCTTTCTCCGGCTTCCGGAAAACGCGCAACCAACCGTGTTAACATCGATCTGGACCTTCCGGTCCTGTCGACTGTTAATGGTGTTTCCACCGTCGCTTACGTTGGTCGATTCAAGGGTTACTTCGTAATCCCGGATCAAATGACCAGCGCCGAACGCGCCGATTTGGCGGCGTTCGTAGCCAATGCTCTTGATAACACCCAGATTCGTGGTGTTATCAAGGATCTGGACCCGATGTACTAATCTATCGAAAGGTACATCAGGATGACGACGATCGCTAGATCTCAATCTCGTATCGCTAAGATCGAGCTCCAGATCTTGAAGAAGACTTGCCAACATATTGACACCCCTCGGTCACTGGCGGTTTATCTGCTAGCGCACTACGGTGAATTGCCTCAGCTCTTGGATCTCGAAATCAATCCAGATCACTATGATGATCCGTCTGCTTTTGCAGATGATTATCTTGTAACTGAAATGATTAAGAAATCAAAGGCTCAAGATTTCGGTATTGACCGAGAACTTGTGGCTTTTACCAAGTGGTGTCAAGCTGAGATGCAATGCTCTGATGCTAATGACCTCATTGAATCATTTATGGACGGGCGTGTCATTCCGACGCGCCCCCATGTCAATCGTGTGATAGCTCGCGCTATCCAGATCTGTCATGATACTTTAGGGCCATTAACGTCGCGCACTCTGGCCTTCATAGAGCAATCTATGGAGTTCGGCCCGGGTGCTACAGCATCTGTTAAAGGTGTGGTGACACGAGGACGCAAGTTCTCTAATCCACGATTAACAACATCACAGCGCTTACTTAGCTTCGGCTTGTTCTGCCTTCCACATTTGTGGAAACAACACGTGAACGAGTTCACGGTGCAGGACTATAACGAACTAAGTTTCGTTCCCAAAAATGCGAAGACACATCGCGCCATAACTATCGAAACCGATTTGAACATTTTTGTTCAAAAAGGCATCGGGTCAGTTATGAAACGAAAACTTCTCAATATTGGCATCGATACGAAGAATCAATGGTTGGTCAATCGTAATCTAGTTTCACGTGCTTGGCACGATGGGCTTTGTACGATCGACTTATCATCCGCCTCCGACACTATCAGCTTTAACCTCGTTAAGTTATTCATTCCTAACGACTGGTTCGAGTTGCTATGTTGGGCCAGACCCGAGTTTTCTATGTATAAGGGTAAAAAGTTCCCTTTGCAGAAATTCTCGGGTATGGGTTGCGGCTTTACATTCGAGCTTGAGACTCTGATTTTTCATAGTATCTTGCTTGCGTGTAAAGAACTTCGCAAGTCTAAGCAGCCGGTCAGCACTTTCGGTGACGACATGATCTGCGGACTCGACATCATGAATGATGTTATCGATACTTTGAGTTTTCTTGGACTCAAAGTGAACGGTGATAAGAGCTATGGCAAAAGCTCTTTTCACGAAAGCTGCGGGGCAGATTATTTCCGTCATGTTAGTGTCCGTCCGTTTTATTTACGATACGGTAACTTTGATCATGAAGAAAAATTATGCCTCTACCTCTACTGTAATTTATTACGTCGTTATGCTAGCCACCGTAATGGTGGTTATACTTGCGACGGTCGCTTTCTACCAGCTTGGCTTTATTGCTTTACGAGAATTAAACCAGATGACAGACTCTTCGTACCGAATTTCGAGTTCGAAGACTCTGGAATCGTCGGAAATCTCGACGAAGCAGTACCAAGCAGGTACACAAGAGACGGGTGGTCTGGTTGGCGGTTTAAAGCCGCCAGACGACCTGCAGTAGAGACGCGGCGATACACTGCTGGGGCGTATGTTGCTAGCCTCAGCAAGCCTACTGAGTTCTCGTACGGACGCGAGTCCATGCGAGGGCGCAGTCGAGCGTGTATCAACAAGAACTTCTATTCATTAACATGGATAGATT